CTCCGTTACGTTGAGGTCACGTACTCACAACTGGAGGCGCGTAAAACCCCCGACCAGCCAAATCGTGTTGCAGTGGCATTAGATCTAACGAGCAGCACCTGGCCAACACGAAGCCTCAAGTTTCTTATCAGCCGCGAATTTAACGCGGTCCTGAGGCAACGCGAACCAAGCACAATTGACGGACATGCCGTTTTCCGTCACTCGCCTGGGCATGGTGAAGCGCTCACTATAATCGAGCCACTCCGGCCAGCACAGATCTAGAGCTAAGGGAGAGTCAATAGGTAATAGATCATCTTTTGAGTCAATGAGGTCCTCAATGTGTCTCTGGACCTCAATGGTGACACCATAGAGCCTTTCGACCAAGAGCCTGGTGTTAATCGGCGGCTCTTTATACACCACCGACTTCTCATCACGGAGGGCTTGAAGGAGTTGGTCCCTCTCCCATGTGGACAACAACCCCGACTCTTTGATGTAGTGGTCGACATAAGTCCCGCGAGTGATCCTCAGGCTGTATCTGGCCAATGATTGCAGAATGGGGCATCCGGCGTATTGGTGAGCTAAACTCAAACCTTTACACCGTAGTAATATGTTGAGCTTAGATCTACGCGCTGAAGCATATCTCCCCGTCCCCCAACCAAACCCAGAAAGCTCGGCTATAGGATCAGTTACGTTAATTAAGTCGTCTGGATCGAACACTAAGCCACAAAAGCTGGCTTCGGAGATAGTGTCCACCACATCAATCTTGATCTTCATTCCCAGAGACTCAAAGTCCTCAACGGCTGGGAACACCCCGTTTTTGCTCACGAACAGGCCATCATCACCCTCCACAACTCCATCAATTTCAAGGCCCAGTTTATCTGCCAAAAACAGCATGATCATAAGGTTCGCGAAGCCATTACCCAAAGAGGTGCACATGTCCCCTGACATTCTTGTGCCCATGACCTCCGCAATAAATCCCCTGAAACGACAAATATTCTTCCCGGTTAGTGCATCCTTTACAATGCGGAACCACACAGGGCCGTCTGGCAAGTGCTGGACCATGTACTCATATAAGACCATTTCACAAGAATTCATAAACTCTTTAGTGAATAGACTTTCAAAGCAACTATAGTCCGTACAACCATACTTAGAGCCCGCCCGGAAGAGACGTTCCATAATAAACTTGGGACGATCCTTAACTGGTATCTTCTTGACAAAGTATTTGAGCTTGAAGAGTGACTGTTCAATGAGCTTGAAAATCGGCCCTGAAAAAACCTTAAACGCGTCAACCCGTGCGTTAATATTTCGCGCATGTTTATACTGCACATAGGTCTCCCATTTGATATGCGAGTTACACTTATAATCCTTACGCTGAATAGCACCCAGCATTGCATAGTATACGTCAAGAAGCTCGTTTTTACGATGCCTAGGATAATTAGTACTCTCGATCCAAATCTCGAAACTCGTGTCAGTCTCAGGGCTTAAAGGAGTAAGCATCTTCTCACACCACGAACGTGTGAAGGCCTTCACCTCAGCGTGTACTCCTACACTAGGGCTGGGTGGCCTATAGAGCATCCGGCGCTGGACGCCCCTAGCTGCTGTGTCAAGGTCCTTTGGGTCAGGATGGGGAAGGCAAGAGCCTTTCAAGTGTGGTCCTAAAGAGACCATAACTGGAACCCTTTTGTGTTCATCCTCCAACAAACCAAGTTTCGTCAGTTGGCTGTCCTGCTTACACTCAGTAATTGGGGGAGGTCTCAAGAATTCCGTTATCTCACTTACCCTGTACCCATAGGCCAAGACACGATGCTCATCAGCAGTTACGGGGCTAGCAGAAAAGGCACCCGGGTTCGGTGCCCCCTCTGTTTGGCTATAGCCAGCGCGAGCTCAATGGAGCCAGAGAACTGGTCAAATTTATCCAACATGAGATACTTGTTGAAATTGACCGTATGCATCGACCTAAGATGGTTA